CGTAAGTAATGGTGTCAGTCCGCACAGTTAATATCAAGTAGGTGAACTGTGAGCGGCCCTACTCGGGCTTCGCCGAGTCAGGTCCGGAAGCCGCAACGAGCGGCGTAGGAGCCTCTACAGGAGGCATTGGTGCTGGAGTGTCAGGCTTAGGGCATAAACCCAGCTCCTGGGCTTCTGAGAGATTCTGAGGGTCATCCAGGAACGACAGCAACTGGCCAGGATCATTGTTGAACCTAGTTCGAAGATGCGCAGGCAGCCGAGCAAAGTCGCTTTCCGCCTCAATTATGCGGTTTTTCATAGTATGGAAGTCGCTAGCATCGGTAAAGTCACCATATTGACCTTCTGACGCATTAGATTCGAGGAAACCCGTCACACGGTATTTCTTCATGATGGAATTGATATCCACCTCGTTTTTGTGGTGTTTTTCGACCACCGAACCGGCATCAGTGATAAACGCCACACGCCGCGAGCCATTCGCTCGCTTGTCGATTACTTTTTGCATCTTATGTCCTTTCAAATGAAAAGAGGGGGCCACGTAACAAACGCAGCCCCCAATGGTTAGAATCAGCAGATAAGACAAAAACCTCATCACGCTGGGACTCCGACAAGATCTACAAAGTCGATAACGTGAGTTTTTTCAATATGAGGACAAGTCAAGGCGCACTCGTCGTCATAAGTACCGATTTCCCAGAGCTCATAATCACCTGGGTGTTTGCCATATTGATGGTCCGGGTTATTGGCGAGCTCGCCAAAGGCTCGACAAGCAACCCCGGTATTGTGCAAGAAGACAGGCGGATTGTAGATTTTCGCTTTTTTGTCAAACACACTGTACATTTTACTCATCATTTTCGTAAGTCCTCACTAACCTAGATAGTTTTGATTGCAGCACCTTCTCACGTACGCGAAGGCGAGCAGGAGTATTATCGTCAGAATTAAGCATGGAATCCAGCTTTCTTTTGTTCTTGATTTTGAGAAACTCATCTGGATGGCTTATTTCGTAGATATTGTCGTAAAATCGAGGCACTTTGAAGGATTTTCCTCCCGCAGTTACAAAGTCTTTCGGGAAGCAACTAGAAGGGTTTTGATCAAACCAGACTTTACCGATCCCAGGCCGACGAGACATAGTTGTATATTCGGGCTGTAAATGAAATTCCTCGCCGGTTGTAAAGTCGTAACGCCGGTAATATGACTCCGCTAGCTTCCCGTTCATTTTCTTGAGAATATAGCGAGCGACATAGGCAGCAGACTCGACAGTTACATGTCCGATCATAGAGTAGCCGAAGGGCCATAGTTTTTCCAGTTCCGCAGAGCGGTAATAGTGATTAGTACCACGCGACTCAAGAAGTACCTTATCAGGGAAATCAAAGTTAAATAAACAAGCATGGTGATGAGGCCTTGAGTGCTTAGAGCCATACTCACCACAATGGAAATACCGAATAGGATAGTAGTAGTCATCAGCTTGAACAGAGTCCTTATTAAGTACACGACCAGTCAACTTTTCAACGGCCTCATAACCATCGAAGCGGCGTCGCAACCGCTTCATAAACTTCTGGAAATCAGATTTAACCAGACTACAACGACCGTTCACATTATCATTATTGAAAGTCAAAGTAATAAAACAGTTACGTTCGAACATAGAGCTCTCATGGATACACCGAATAGCCCAAGATTTAGAGCGATCCATGCGACATCCAGAACAATTTGAACACGGGAGAAGGAGTGTCTCGAAAGGGCAGTCAGATACATCGGAGTGCTTGAAACAAATCACAGATTTGCCATTATCGGTTTTTTTGTTGATTGCCCGGTAGGCTTTGATTGGGTAAAAACACGTCATACAAAACCTCCGTAATATGATCCAAAGGGGTACGCCCCTCCAACCGAAAATAGGTCAGCCCTCAGTTGCTTGCGCAGGGCCGACGCGATTTTAGGCCGAAGGGGCTACAGCCCTCACTGTCTTGTGTTAGAGTCGATAGCCGCCACGCATAGGGGAAGTACGCGAATTTCTGCGATTGCTCCCACTTGTGCGTTTGAACAGTTTTCGACTACGACTACGTTTCATTCGTTTACGTCTCATTTGAGATCCTCCATAAGTTGAAAGAGTTCTTTAGTTTCGGCCTCGTTAAGACCAGTAGTAGCACCTTTACGTTGTAGATGCTCAAGCTTGCGGTTCTTCCAATTGGGATAAATACCAGGCGTCTTGCCTGTAGGCAACTTCCCGGGCGATTTAGTGGCACTAGATCTTGTGCCACGTATTTTCGTACGGAGATTAGCGATACCTTTCTTGAAACCTCCGAAGACATTTTTCGCCGTATTGCCTAAGCCAGTAATAATCGAAGCAGCCTCATCACCAACACCAGTTTGGGAATTAAGCCGCGAGGCATCAGTCATGTCCTGCATCCATTTGGGAAGACTGTTGTAGAAATTCAACATGTTTTGATCCAGGGTAGCAGAGACGTTCGCTTTGGCAGTATTAGCCCTTTGTAGGGCAGAAGAAGCACCACGCGAGATCCCGGCAGACATGTCGGGCAGCGAAGGCGCAGAGCCGGTCGGCGTTGAAGCGCCTTTACCACCGGCAGAAAGAATAGGGTTAAGTCCAGCCGCACGTAGGTCAGCAACCTCACGTTGGTGAGCGGTATTAGACATCCGCTCTTGAAACTTGCGATTGAAAGTCGCTTCATCAGAAGCCTGTTTCGCAGTAAAAGCAGAAGCACCGAGGCCACCAAGAGGCGAACCAACGGCTTTATTCACAGTTCCTAGCACTTTATCAAAGAAACCCATAATACCTCCTAAAAGTGATCAACCAGACCAGGCACGCTATAAACAGGCATAGGCCTAGTGGCGGAAATATCGAAGTACGCATCGAAAGTAAACGTTGGTTCATCCACGACAGCAACCACACGCTCGATCGGCATGTTTTCTTCGATGAAATCCTTATTCAACACAGGCAATGCACCGAAATCCTGCGAAAGATGCCACACATCGAGAGAAGTAGGATCAACAGAACGCATCTTCCCAGTAATCATTGATGGAGCATACCGATATTCGGCCCATCGTTCCTGGTAACCAAAAACCTCAAGATCTTCAGGGGTGTTTTGAGCGTAGATTTCCTGATTTAATACGGCCTGCTCCCCCAAATGGGACAAGGCAGGCCAAAAGAAATCGTACTTCGTGGAACGCGACCACATTTTATTCAAAGCGGTCTGATAAGTGATATCGGCGCGGATTTGTACAAAACCAAATACGTAACCATGTTCCACGAACGACTTCGTAAAACCGACTCCAGATTGAGCATGGTACCCAACAGCACCAAGAGTACCGAGAGGGGTACCAGTTTCCAGTGATTGTGTAGTTTGAGCGACAGGAGTCACCTGGATTGAACGAGAACCGCCACCCAAGTACTCCGGACGTTGGAGACGAGCATCCGGGGAATTCACAAGAAAATGGCTCTTGATGATCTCGGTATACCGGGTGCCACCTCTCGCATCACGCTCGAGCAACTTTTGTAGCTGAAAGGCTTCGCGAATAGAATTGATGGACGCAGCCGTAGCAGTTGTTAAATCAGCAACCAACCCACTGAACTCAGGCTCTTCAGTAACACCAATAGTCTGCAAATTGGTGGGAGTACCGGTACTGCTAATCGTCGTACCACGGGCAGCTCCATAGCCATTGCTAGATGCAGCCAAGTGACCACCACCGTCAATCTGGAATAATCCATACCCAGTGAGGCCGCTTTGCTGCAAACCTAACGTATTGCCATCACCGATAACCGGAGCACTATCGCCTAACGGTAAATCAACACCAGGGCCCTTTTGAGGCCAAGGCAGACAGGACGTGAAATAATCGTGGCGTTTGCCACGTTTGAGCAGGTTGTAACTCAAGATATCATCGGGCCCTTCGTCGTGTTCCACTTTCACAGAATCACACAAATTTTGATCACGGAACCATTCATCATAAATGAGATTGTATCCACGGAACGGCAAGGCATTCACAGTAAGGCCAGGAACGCCAGTAGGAAGGCCGAAATAATCGGCCAGAGAACCGATAGCAAAGCCATCGGTAATATCGGACTGAACCGTAGGCACAACAAAGTCAGTGGAATCACCGGGATCTTTCTGTTCGCCCATAAATTGTTGAAATTGATCCCAAACAAGGCGATTCGGAACGAAGAAGAAGAAAAAATCCATGAACATGTTATCCATAATCGGAACGATAGGGGTGTTAAGACGGGCAATCGACGACAGTTTCACGTTGAACGTGTCTCCAGGGAGGATTTCGTCGACGTAGATCGGATAAATCAGGTCTGGATCTAGGGTAGTCTTGTACCCATGTGACCGCTTGAAGGTAGAACGCTGGATATTGGCCGAGGGAATTCGCGAGAATTCATGGCTCATGACAGACTTTTGTCTATGTCTTTTGAATGGCATTTCTGGCCCTTTCGTAAGTAATGGTGTCAGTCCGCACAG